GAATGTACCTGAAACAATTTTCCCTTTGCGATCTTTAATCTCGTTCCACGCTGCGTTCAATGCTTCTTGTGGAGTAACTCCGCATTGCAGAGATAGGATAATAAGCGTCACGAATGTGTCACCTAGGCCATCGATTAATTCATCGGGCTTATTCTTGCTGATAGCGGAGGCTGTCTCACCCAATTCCTCCACCACCTTGCACATCTGACTTTTAATAAACTCGGGCTTAATCAAACCTTTGTCGTTAGCCCAGTCATGTACATTAATAATTAATTGGTCAAAAGATAATTCTTCCATTGTATTGTGTTTTAAGTGTTTGAAAATATGTGCAATAACGTCAACAGTCCATCCATTACCTAACATTCTAAATCTTTCAGTATCACTAACTGATTTAGTATATCCAAGAGTTACTGTTTGTAATTTCTCAAATTCATCAGCAGTTAATAATCTACACAATGATTTGTCTTCGTTCAATAGGTATTGGTTTGTATGGCAATTCTTTGTAGTTAAACAATTTGCTTTTTGATTACCTACCCAATTTATTCCTTTATTGATTCGCTGCTGATTACCCCAATTTTTATAAAAACATTTTGGTATTTCTCTGAACTCTTTTTCAGTTAAAATATCTTTTAATAAAATGCCTTTGTCTTTGGGCATATCGAATTTTATATTGGTCCAATATAATCTATCTCTATTTTGAGCCGAAACAAGATTGCTGTTTATTGCAATAGGTTCAACTCCAAGTTCTTGAGAAATTATATCTCTCCACTCTTTCTTCATGTTTACATTTTCCAACAAGAAATAAGTTGGTTTAACTTCATTTAGCAAACGAACATATTCATAAAATAATCCACTCTTACCATTGAATCCAGATTTATCTCCGAATGAACTAAATGATTGACAAGGAGATCCTCCAAATAGTAAATCAATTTTGGGTAAATTATTAGAACTTATATGATTTATATCACCTAATTGTATTGTATTAGGATAATTATCCATCGTAACTTTAATTGCGTGTGGGTCAATTTCTGAGGCATAGTAACTATTTACTTTAATACCTGCACGTTCGAGGGCTTGCTGTCCACAGGACATACCGTCGAATAAACTTAATACATTCATCGTTTTATTTAATTTAGTTAAAGTTAAAACATATCACTCCAGTCCTCGCCTTCGTTAGCTTTGCTGTAAGCAGTTGGTCTGGTTGCAAAAAAATCTGAGTGCTCAACGCCTGCTGTCAATTGGTAGAACCAATCTAATTGTTCAGCGGCCGCAGGATCGTAAGCAAAGATGGCATCGTAGCCTAACTCTATTAACTTATCATTAATGCGTTTGTGCATAAAATGTTTAAGGTCGTAAGCCTTTAAGTTTTCTAAGTCACCTATTTCAAATATCTTGTCAATGAAGTTCATCTCCATTTCTAGGGTTAACTTAGCCGCTTCAATGATGGCATCTTTTGCATCTGTCTTTAGGTCGGGGAATTCCTCACACATATGACGGAATAATTGACATCCCATCTTAGAATGTAGAGCCTCATCTCTTACCGACCATTTCATCTGTTGTCCAACACCTTTTAGTTTGTTGTTCAATTGGAATGAATAGAGTACAGCGAATGAACTATACAATGCTACACCTTCAGTAAACGCTGAGAAGATAGCTAATGACCTAGCCACATCTCTACGAGCTGGTGCACTCGTGCAAAGAATCTTATAGTTGTAATGGTGTGGCACAGATGTCAATGCCTCCACACGACTAGCAATAGCAGGCTCGTGCATAAAACCTTCGTAGTCATCAAGACCAAGAGTGTCATTAAGATACGAGTAAGCTGTTGCGTGAACAGTCTCCTGAGCTCCGAACATCATAGCCATCTGAATGATTTCATATTTAGGAAACCAATCAGTCACCATACCTGTCCAATAGTCAGATACAGCACATTCTGTTTGAGCAAAGCCAAGTAAGATATTGCCTACTACGTGCTTCTCATTCTCTGTTAGATTCTCATTCCAATCCTTTACGTCAGATGACATAGGAATTTCTGTGTGCAACCAAAATGCCTGACACTGACGAAGCCAACCTTCAGTATAATATTCTGGATATTCAAAAGGTTTATACGCCACCCTCTTCTCAAATAACTTGCTCATTCTTTTTACGTTTTAAAGTTTCACTTATTTTTTTTCTAGTCTCCTCAGAAACAACTCTTCCCTTTTGAGATTCACTCATTTTTTTTCTAATCTGATTTTTTTTCTCTTCACTCATTTTAGAATAAACATCTCCACCAAATTTATTTTTAATGGCTATTTCGGATAATTTTTGTTTGTGTTCTTCCGAAAGTTTTCCACCTAAAGAATGATGTTTATTTTGAGAGTAATACGACTTCATTGATTCAGATATTTTTTTATTCATATCTGTTTTAACTTCATCGCTTAAACTTTTGTGCCATTCTTTATGTTTGGCAGAAAGTATCTTCCTAGTATCACTTGATACAAGATGGCCTTTCATTTTTTCTGAATTTGTTTTAGATATTTTATTATATATAACTTCTCTATCAGGATGGTTTGATAATGTATCGCCACCAGTCCCACCTAAAGCAATGTTATATGAATTTGACATAAAAAAATCAATCCAATAAATCTCCCTTAAATTCAATTCCTCTTCAGAAGAACACTCTTCAATTAACTCTACAGTAAAATTAGATTTGCCATATTTTTTAATAGCTCTGTTTAGTATTTTACCAGAGCCTAAATATTTAACATTGAAACATTTAGAACTCTTGCCGATATAAACTTTGCCTGTTGTTAAATTTGTCGTCTTATATATGTACATAATAAAAGTTTTAGACAAATATAACACTTGTACTTGATTTAACCTATAAGATTTCAAATAAACTCATAAGATGCTATAAATCGTTTTATACTGTTGTCTTTAATAATTTGATTGCCAGCTAGTACCTCGTCTAAAAATTCGTCGATGTCTATCTGTTCTAGTAACTCAATGGCTACCATAGTTTTAGGTGTGTCTTGGCCTGCAAGCGTAAGTTCTCCCATCTCTGCAAAAAACCTGAAGTACTTGGGCTCTTCATCCACTACGCTGAAAACAATTCTTCTTTCGTCTTCCTTATTTATTTCGTTTGAGAAGTGGACCAATGCGTCTGCTATCTGATCAAAAGTATCCTCCCGCATCGAGCTCATCCATTTGAAAAGACTCTGTGATACTGCTACCATCTGTCTCTCCTCGAAATACCTCAACCCTAAATCCGTGTTTTCTGAGCTCATTTAGTCTAAATTTTTGTAAGTCCGATACTTTTCCTGTGGGTGTCTTCACCTCACTAAATAAAACTCCTTTCGTAGGATGCAAGGCTAGTAAATCAGGTATGCCATTCTTGTTCGTCTTAATTAACTTCAAGACATAGTACCCTTCTTTCTCTAGTTGCTTGATTCTCTTTGATTGGATTTGCTGTTCTGTCATGGGGTTACGAATTTAAGAAATCTTTCTTGAAAAAATTTAGAGTGTAGTCCTTTTTTTGTTGGACCACTTCGTAAATCTTCTCCTCAATTCCTCCGATCGTAAATACCCAGAACACTTTGTTAAACTTGCGGTCGATGGTGGTCATCCTATCCTTGCTCTGCCAGTATGATGTTGCACTAAAGTCTATGTTATAGTACACCAAGAAGTCAGCGTTGCGTAGGCTGATACCCTCACGTCCTGATACAATCTGAAGAGCTATGTTCTTCCTAGTTGTATTGAACTCCTCAAGGTCGTCCGTTAAATCTTCACCGAACACAAACTTTAATGCATCCCACTCAGCCTTGAACTTATAGAATATACCTATCTTCTTGTTCCTGAACTGCTCCTTAATATACTCAGCCTTGGTGTAGTCAAACACTAATCGTTTGCCTGACTCAAGAATGATCGTGCCGGAGTACATCTGATGAAGTTTGTTCATCATCTTGGCACCAGTGTCCGCAAGTATGACATCGTCATCTCCCTGCACAACCGAGTCTTTCTTTAACTTGTTAGCTAACTTGTAGGTCATAGGCTTCATGGCTATGCGTAACACTGCCTCCTCCACCGATGTAGTAAAGCCTGCTTTCTCTTGTGTAAAAGATATCATCAGATGCTTGATGGCATCCATAATCTTATCCTTCATAGCACCTGAGTAATCATTGACTTTCATTGCACCGATGTATTTAATTTTAACCTTTACATAATCGTTAGCCCACCGATAAAAGTTGGCGTACTGTTTGAATGGGTTGCTAGGATGCACATATAACTGGTGGTATATCTGCGAGTAACTCTCAGGGGTAGGTGTTCCTGATAGGAATATAACCTTTGAGTTAAACTTTTTCACCAAGTCCTTAACCTGCTTCGCTCTTTTGCTAGGCTTAGGGAAGGCACCCATCGTGTGAGCTTCATCGCAAATTATTACATTCCAATTTTGAATATCGAGTTTATGTAGGGACTCATAGTTTACACACGTAAGGTTAAAGTTACAACCTAAATCTTTATGGTCTTTCTTGATGCCTGGTACTACCTTTAGTTTAGTTATAAACAATACTTCTTTCGCACCTAACTTATCGCAAATAGCTAGTGATGTCATCGTTTTACCTGTGCGGACTTCTAATGCCAAGTACAACATCCCATGATCTTTAATAATGCCAACCCCGTCGCTTACTATTTTCTTTTGGTAATCCCGTAGTTGTATCATTTGCGTATGTTTTATTGTAGTAAGATTCTGCACTCTCGTCAACATTAAGCTCCCATAGTTCGCCTACTGCCCCAGCTTTGTAATCTTTTATTGACTGATCTTTCTCTATTTCTTTGGCTTGTTCAATTAAATCTACAGGTAATAAGCAAAAGTGTTCTTCTACCTTATTGATTAGCCAATCTACTGCTGTCTGTTTATTTTCCATAAGTTTCGTTGTAATAATCTTCATCTGGATAGTGTTGATTTGGTGTGCAAATAGTTGCACCATCATCTTGACCACTTAACCAAGCATCTTTTATCTGTTCTTTCTCAATTTCTTTGGCTTGTTCATAAACTTCAATGCTATAATTTTCATTAGCATATTGCTCTACAAGCCAATCTACTGCCGTTTGTTTATTTTCCATTGTCTTGTTGTCTAATTTGTTCTCTTCTTATTAATAATAAATCATTAAATTTCACAGGATGTTTCCAGTTAATTTTACTTTTGGGAGAACGAAGAATGACTTCATTTCTATCTAAATCAATTGACACACATTTACCTACAACAGCTTTTGAGCTACTCCAAGAAACATGATATAACATTCCAATAACAGGAATAGAAGACAATTGTATATATTTACGCTTCACTGTCTTGTTTTTTAGTACCATAGGTTTCTTCGTAGTATTTTTCTGATGTATAATAAGCATTTAATTCGTACAACTCTCCAATACATCCATCAGTAAAGGCTTCTTTTATCTGCTCTTTCTCCATTTGTTCAGCTTTTTCAATCACATCATTGTATCTTGCTCTGTCATTAATAGATAATTGATTAGCCAACCACTCTACTGCTGTTTGTTTATTTTGCATAAGATAAGTTTTTAAATGAATCAATTGCTGTAAGCCAAATATCTCTCATAAGTATTTTTGTTGCTTCGTTCCAAGCAATAACAGATGCCTCTTCTTTATCTCTATTCTCTATAATCCATTCATATCTTAGCAATATTTTATTGCCATCAACAAGTTTTATTCTGCAAACGAATGTGGTGTTCTTGTATTCATAATTCTCAAAAAATTCGAATACGATTTTTATATCTTCATATCCTCTGGTTGAATTAAGAATTTCTTGTATTTCATTTATTCGCCAATTTATAATTGGATTTAATCCTTTATAATCAGCATAGGATTGTGCGTAATCTTCTTTATAGTACATTGTCTTGTTGTTTTGACAGAGGGACATCAATGTCATTCTGTTGATTTATTTAGTAATCTCTTACAAGCGAATATGTTCCACAGTATTCGTCTTTTTTTCCATTAACCAACGCCTCAAGGAATAAGAAAGAATCCGTGTCAAAGACCATATATTCCTCAAGCCATTCCTTATTATAGTCACTCCAGATTTGCCGAATGATACTCACTGATTCGTGTTTTGTATTTTTGCATAAAAACAATCTTGTTGTTGAACCATATCCAGATTGGTCAGTGTATTCGTAAACTTCAACAATTCCATCCCTACATTCCAAGTAATCGTTTATGAATGATTCTTTTTTGTTTTCTGAATCAAGAAAAATCTTGTCACCTCTATTTAATTTTTCCATATGTTTCGTTATAATATTGTTCAGAAGTAACCCAAAAAACTTTACCGCTTGTATAATCATGCTTTATCTGTTCTTCCTCCATTTGTTTGGCTTTCATAATAATATTATCTAATACATCATAATTAATTATTACTTCATTATTAAGACTATATTTACATTCAAAGTGCAACAACTCTTCTAGCCATTCGACTGCCGTCTGTTTCTTTTCCATGTCATCTATATTTTCTAATTACTTCAAACGTTTTTTTAATATCATTTATCTGCATTACCTTACCCTCTTTGTTGGGGTAGAACGCAATCGTGAACCCATGGTTCCCAAGATAATAGTCTTCCTTCTTGATTCTGTTTCCGTTTACACTATCAAGATATATCCAAGGGTAATTACCAAACAATTGAACCTCAATGCCTATCTTCTTAAGCCTAGGCACTAATCTGTTGATTACGTTATCTTCCATCAGCTTAGTAAAGTATTTACGTCTATATCATTTTCACTCATTATTTCTCTGAACTTATCTCGGAACCTTACAGCCTCCTCATCGTCTGCGTGCTTATACTGACCTCTTAGCCATTGGTCGTACTCATTGATAGCTAAGGCCATATTTAATGACAGGTTACATCTCTTGTAATCCTCATTATCATCTGGTAGATTAAAAATTAATTTTGCTTTCATATTGTGCCAAATTTTACTTCGTCGTCTTCGATTATTAAGTACTCTCTTGATGTTCCTAGTGTGTCAATCAAGTGGTATCTACCACCGGTTGCGTTGCCTTCTCTATCCATGCGTTTTACTTGGGTGTGCCCAACGACTTGGATGAATCGGTCACGTAGCGTTTCTCTGTTGGAAACAATCAATGATCGAGGTCGTATCCAAATCGGTGAAGATATCACGCTATCTCCATAAGGATCCCAACCTGCAAACTTAAATGCTCGTGGTGTAAACTCCCACAAATCATTTACAATTTGTGCCACATCTGCGTCGTTATTGTCCTTGTACTCCTTAGAGTGCAACTCTAACCAGTCGTGGCTAACACCTGCGTGAGAGAATAAAAACTCATCCATCTGATAACACATCTGCAAGTGATGAAGGTTGTTGTGAAACAAATCATTGATCGCAGCAGCAGCTCCTGCTTGGTATCCAGAGTAGTGCTCAGAGCCATCTATGTAATGTTTGCAATGGTTTCCGATTAACAATATAACCTCCGACTCACCCGACTCCTTAAACTCAATAATTTCTTTGAAGTTGTGCATCTGCTCAGCCGCAGTATAATCATCGTAACTATCAAAGTAGTCGCCAATTAATACAACTCTGTCCGCACTCTCCTTTGCTACGATATCTTTCCAGATTGTTCTGCCGTGGATATCTCCGATTGCTATGGTTTTCATATCTCGTTTAGTTTAGCTCTAGCCCACTCAGCACCTCTCCGGAATGCTATCTGCAGATTTGAATTATCTTCTAATCTCATGTAACCAACGTTCACATGTGGATATCTTCTGTATGCTTCAGCAAGAATATCATCATCACTTACTCCTGCATTCCAAGACTTGTAAGCCTTCTCAAATGTAGACTCAAACTCTAGCCCAGCAAATCTGCTCATCACGTGAAAGATTTGCGTCAAATCATCCATATCGCTATCGTATGGCGTCTCAACAGTAAGTATCTTACCGTCGACTTTAATTGTTAAAATAATTGGTTGTGTCATATCAAGTCTAATTGTTTATTGGATTTAGATGGGAACACCATTGATTTACCGGATCCATCTCTACTCTCTAATGGATTCATGCCTGTTAAATACAAGCAGTACGTGCGTAGCCATGAGTTGAATCGTTGCTTAGACAACATCCTAAACATTCCGTTGTTGTCCGCTATGAACTTATCAAACACATCATCTGGTCTGAAGCGATGATTAATCGGCATCAATGTAGGACCAAACTCATGTACCCACTCCGCAAACTCAGCGTTCGTCTCTGCTCTGAACTTGCGTTCCTTAAGATTCACAAAGTTGCACTTCACAAGTCCAGTCTTTAGGTAACTCTGCAACAACTTAATCATGTAGTTATCAAAGGCACACCAATCCTTCTCGTTCCAATCGTTGAACAGCAACCGGCCGAACTCATCCTGGGGCGTGAAGTCCTTGGTGTAAAACTGCTTGAACTCCATCTCCCACTTACGTCTCTCAAACGAGTTACCCTTACCTTGGATAGCGTAGTTAGTTGTGATCACCACCTTAGGTGATTTGTGAAATGGAATCTTTATTGCGTCCTTGTTCTTACGCTCAACCGTAATACCCTCAGTGACTACCGAGAACAAACGCTCAAAGTCAAAGTTCTTCTTCACGTCATCGAACACCAACACCTGCGTGTCTGTGCTAACTAGCTGATAAGCAAATGACTTGTCAAACGAGAACGACTTACCATCAATAGTAACCGCCTTCTTCATTCGGCTGATTCCATTCATAAACAAGCCCTTACCCGTACCACCCTCAGGGTTCTCCGAGATCACCTCATCGTTAATGATCACCGCAGGGCAGTAGCCACCGTTCTTGAATGCGTGAAGGATAAACCCGATCGTTGACTCAATCGACGCCACACGTTGGTCATCATTGCCACCAATGTTGCGGATAAACGTCTTGTAGTCACAATCATCAGATGGGCAGAACTTGAAGTCACGCTGGATAACTTGGTCTGACCACACGTAGCCACCAAGGTCTTCGTAGTTCAAGAGCACCGTTTTGTCCTTAGTCACCTTCACTACACCATTTCTAAAGTACAGATACGCCTCATCCTTCGTGTCCTCCACAAAGTAGATGCTCACCGACTCAAGCATAGATAGGAAGTCCTCTCTAAAAAACCTAGTCTTATCTGCGAAGTAATTGTACACACTAAGGTCTTGGAAGTTATTAAGGATGTGGTCAAGAACAAAGTCCTTGATGTCATCCTCAGTACACATCTCAATTAGATTCTGATTGATGCGTACAAAAATGAATCCCTTGTTTCCTTCTGGTGTATACTTTCGGTATCCACTATTCTCCAAGAATGTCTTTAGTTCATAGTGCACCAAACTCACCACACCTTTGTCGCTCTTAGTCCAAAATGTGTTCTTGCTCTGCTCCTCCTCGATTCGAGTCATTACTGAATCAATAATCCCGTCCTTAACCCCGGAGGCTTGCAGTTGAGAACGGACTTCTTTTTTTGGCACACCTCTACTTAGCTGTGTCTTTGCGTAGTCAATACGCACTGTGTCCTCGAAGTACTTCGTGGCGTGCTTCTCCAAATGCTTGTAAGCTGAATCAACAATGGACTTAATCTCATCTTGATGGAAGTCCTCAGTAGCAAAGTTCATTAAGCGATACATCGCATCACCCTTGTGTATGCCGTACTCATTAAACGCCATCGCTAGTACGTACAAGTTGTTGTTGCGTGCACCTGACACGAACCCAAACTTATTATCCCACCACTTAGCCAAACGGCTAATAATCTCATCCTCGTCATCGATTGCAATCGTTGGTCGCATGTCCTTGGTCATGTGCTCAATCTCGCCTTCCTCAATCTTGTTCCACTCTTGTGAGTTAATGTTCACGTAAATGGTTGGATCGTAAGACTCGTAGCACACACGTGACACGTTCTTGGATGTCTTATCAAACTGCTCGCAGTTGTAGTAGTTCTCTAAGGCGTTAAAGAATGTCTTATGCTTAGAGGTATCCGCTGGTATTTTAACCAACACCTTCAGGCCATTACCTGATGGTGATATAAAAACTGAGAACGTATAAGGGTCATTAGCCAATTCGTCTTTCTTGGCTAGTATCTCATCATTGGATGGGAAGTTATCGAAGTCTAAACATATCAGACCACTATGCTCCATAAGAGCCGAGTCTTCACGCTTAGAGAACGTACCTGAGAAACATATCGCAGGCAACTCTTGCTTGAGCTTGTTGCGTAGCTCCTTATCTTTCTCCAATCTAATCTTGCGGACAATGTCTTTGGACTTACCCTCTTTGACTCTGGAGAGTATAGCCAAGACATCCCGATAGAATGGGACAGATGTCTCTTTAATGTTAGAAAAAATAGTTACTTGCATTTGCGTACTGGTGGTTCAAAGTTTTGCTCTAGGTATTCTCTGTATTTAAGGTCGCTGTCATGACTACACCATTCTGTATAAATAGCATTCCAAGAATCTTTAAATTCTGATTCATCAAAAACGGAATATTCAGTGTATGAAAGAATTTTTATTGCAGCAAGAAAGGAATAATAGCTTTTAAAATTGTTGCTATCAAACTTTACGCAATGGTCTCCTTTATCATTTAATTCAATCAAATCACCCCAACCAACACTAGGGTCAAACACCCTATCTCCTATTTCAAATTTCTTCATCATGTCGTTTTTAATTTAAAGTTTATTTAATTCTTTTTTAGCCCTCTTAGCTTCCATAAGTGTAGTAAAACCAGAATGTTTAGTATAGAAGAAAAATGTTTTAGTCACCTTGTCGTATCTAATATTCTCCATACCATTATACATATCTCTTACATTTTTTAAGTGTTGCAAGTTTTCTATATGGGTAACCCACTCTAAATTGCTTACACAATTATCGGTCTTGTCTCCGTTCTTATGATTTACAGAACCTTTGTTTTTCTTATTATTCAAAAATGTAATTGCAACTAACCTATGAACATACATAGATTTACTTTTACCATCTTGCATTAATGCTACAGAAACATATCCATTTGATTTAGTAATAGGTTTAAGTATTCTTACTTTGTTGTACTTAAAACTAATTACTGTACCATCAGGTGAAATTCTGTAATCATTAGAGAATCCCGGTATTTTTTTGAATGAAGAATCTAAAGTGAGCATTTTGTTCATTAAAAATGTAAACTTGTTTACTGTTTGTACACTAGTTAACTAATTGATTATTAGTATATTATATTCTTTTATGTACAAAGTGAACAAAATATATAAGAAAAGAGAAAAAAAATAATTTATCTAAAAAGAAAAATATATATTCATCTAAGTCCCACATATTTTGTTCATTTGTACACAAGATTAGAATGGAAGGTCTTGTTCTTCCACCGTTGGAGTTGGAGCAGGAGCAGGAGCAGATGCACTTTGCTTGGCCGCAGAGCCACCATCGGATGACCAGACTAGCTTCGCATTACCCAAGTAAACTTTAGGGGCTTTAGCCTCACGTTCTTCTTGTGTTTGAGACTCGTATATACTAGCAGTGTTGCCATACTGGTCTGCCTCGTCATTAATCGAGATAGTTACATTTGCGTAAGTACCTTTCTTGCCTTCCACTAATTTAGATTTAGTGATTTTTTTTACATCTAATGATGCTGAAAATAATTGTGCCATAATTGTTTATTGTTTAGTAATAATTAATGTTCCCGTTACTTCTACTAGTTTGTCTGTTTTATCTTCCATGAAATAATACCCATCAGAACCATTTTCGCTTAAAACTTTGCCAGAAGAAATCCATTTGTGAGTTATTGTCCCATCACAGTTAACTAATTCAACAGAGAACTTGTCTCCAAGTCCTCCCATTTTTGATTGTTCTGCGTCTGTGCATCCAAATGCTACGACAGCGGTGATTAATAATGCAATCTTTTTCATTTTATTGTTTGTTTAATTGTTTATGAATTAAAAATTTTATCAAATATTGGTAATGTAATCCATCCATATA